GTTCTATGAGGACGAGATGGGCGAGGACATGAGGCAGTTCAAGGTTCTGATTGATGGTCACGAGAAGCGGATAGAAGAGTACAGAGACAAGAAGAGAGAAGAGCGGTTGGCAGAAAGGGAGAAGAATGAAGTGTGAGTTTTGCAGATTTGCACCGCCTGTAAATGCTGATGGATATCAAGACGAGTGCTCGCTGTTCGATCTATACGGCACCGTCTGGAAGGATGGCAAAGAAGGATGCACGATGTCACCGCAGACACTTGCAAAGAATGAGCGGATGCATGATGAAGCAATGGCTGACATGGCCACTGCATGGGGTTTGGAGCATGACTTTGAAAACCACGGATGGGATATAGATAAGACCATTGAGCATTGCAAGCACATGATTGGGTACGACCATCACATACCGCCAAAGGTCTATCACAGACACGGCAGGGCTTTTTACAAGGCTTATCGAAACTATTGGGGCAACGGCAAAAAAGAAAAGCCGGACTTCGAGTATATGTGTCACAAAGCTTTCGGGTTTATGGAGAAACAAGTAGATTCCAACGGCTATGTGACATACTACTTGACCGAGGATGGTCTGAGGTGGCTCGGCAACAAACTGCATGTGACCATCAGAGAACAGGATTGATGTTACCGACATAAATGTTGGGAAGAGCGAAGAGCAGACGGAAAGGAGTGAGTAGATGATTAACCTGCGAATGACAGATAACAGAGAGGACATCAGAAAGTGGACAGGACTCCCTGCTGATGATCACGACCGAGCACTGTGGGAAGCTGGCTTCGACCTTGATGATTGGGATGTCTGTTTTGAGAGTGACACAAGGCTTATAAAAAGAGTCGCTAATGGCAGAGATGAATGGTGGGATGAGCCGATAGCAGAAGCATGGTGGTTGGTGAATCGAATGGACAACTACTGTGTTGGGTATAACGAGATCGAATACAACGGCAAGTGGTACTACATAGTACACCATTCATGACGAAAGGAGCGAGTAGATGAGCGGTGGAAGTTATGATTACCTATACTGCAAAGGATGTCATGAACTCTTTGCATATAGCAATGTAAGAACGCTTGAAGAAATGGAATCGAGATTTTTAGAACTCGGCTACGAAGATGTTGCAAAAGACTTCAGACGATTAATTGAGTACATCAAATCCGCAAATAACAGAGTGGAAGTATTAGGTGGGCAGTTAAACGAAATGATGCACGACATCGAGTGGTATGACAGCGGAGACATTGGGGCAGACACTCTTGCGGAAAGAGTCGAGGAGTACAGACAAGCCGATACTCCGCAGACGGATTTAGCCGAAGATGCTCCACGGTTAGAAGTGACGAGAGAAGAGTTCGAGAAGATAGCCGAACAGATAAAAGATACACCGCTAAAGATCGAACGTCTGGCGGATTGCGACTCCTGCGAACATAAACACGAAATGGGACTGCCGTGTTACCACTGCCCGATAGCGGTCGATTGCGGATGGGGGAAACCAGAATGATTACGCTACGGGACTTACTGAAGACCACGTGGGATGTGACACTGTTGGATCTCGACGTGAGACACGCGGACGGCAAGCTGATAAAACACGTCGTCATCGGTAAGGATTACGTCCCGTCACAGTTCCAGCTCGAGGACGAAGCTAAAGGACTGTTCGAGTACATCTGCTCTGACATAAACAAGTACGGACGGAACAAGACGCAGGGAAACTGGATATCGTACTTCGAGATAGACTTTAAGCAGATACCGAACAATTATCTCGGCATGGAGGTCGACACAGTCCGATGGCTGAAAGGACGATACAGGTTCGACGGGCAGGAGTTAGCCGTGACGGTCGTGCCGATACAGATGGAGATAGGGTTGAATGAATAGGAGAGACAAATGAAAAATACTTTGGCAGACTTGAATAATTATTTATTTGAACAGATAGAAAGGCTGAATGATGATGAGGCCACAGAAGAACAGCTGGAGCGGGAAATAAGAAAGTCAGACAGCATCGTCAAGATCGCAGACAAGATCATCCAGAACGGGGAGCTGGCATTCAAGACAATGAAGCACATGGATGAGTACGGATACGGTCAGATGAAGACAGTGCCGAAGATGCTGGACAGCAAGGCGGAGGAATAGACATGGCGATCTATAAGCACCCGCCCGAAGTACATGAATTCGTTAGGGAGAACTGCACGAAGATGCGAGATGAAGAGCTGGCAGAAGCGTGCAACGCGGCACTGAAAACAAGTTTCACCAAGTCGTCAATGAAGTCGTTCAGAGGTAATCATGGCTATAAGAATGGCATGAGCAAGGGACTGTCTCCTGAAGAATACTGGAAGCACCAGACGAAATATCCGCAGGGTATGTATGAGTTCATCCGCGACAATTCGTGGGGAGTATCCAGCAGGGAGATGGCCGAGATGGTCAATGAACTGTTCGGCACCAGCTTTACCCAGCACCAGATGAAATGCTTCCGTCAGAGACACGGTATCAGGTCTGGAGAAACGGGATGGTTCCAGAAAGGTCATACGCCCGCCAACAAGGGCAAGAAGCTGGAGGAGTATGTCGGCGAGGAGCGCGCCAGAGAGATAAAGAAACGTATCGCCCCGACCCAGTTCAAGCGGGGCGTCGCCCCCATGAATGAACTGCCGGTCGGGACGGTGGTGGTCAACGCAGAAGGCTACAAGCTGAGAAAAAAGCAGAACGATGGCACTCTGTGGGAGCGTTGGGAGTTCCTGCATCGGGCTGTATGGCGTGAGCATCATGGAGAGATCCCTGAGGGAATGATGATCATCTTCAGGGATGGCGACAGATTGAACTGCGACATATCGAATCTGACGATGGTCAGCAAGAGTGAGAGCGCAGCGCTGAACAGGCTGAAGCTGAGGAGCGAGGATTCCGATCTGACGGATACAGGCATCGCCTTGGTGAAGTTGAGACTGGCGGTGAAGAACGCAAGGAAGAGGAAATGCGATGGAAAGATTGAAGAAAGGTGACACAGTTTGCTGTGACAGTTACGATGATCTCAGGGACATGCAGCGCACATTGTCCGAACAGGGCTATGTGACAAAGACCGATGTGGGCTATACGCTCAGGATCATCTCGGCGCCTATGCCCGACAGGGCGGAGCAGGATGTATTCATTACAAAGAAGCAGACAGAAAGGAGCGAAGAATGAACCCATTCTACAGACGAATCGACGAGTTATGTGTGGCAAATGGCTTAACACACAGAGCGTTAGCTGAAGCCATAGGGGTGAACGAGGTTACGCTATCCAGGTATCTGACAGGGGAACGCAAGACGCAGCTCGCTCCGTTCATGGCTATGTGCCACACGCTTCACATTGAACCTGATGAGCTGTACAGGACGTATCTTTATGCTAATATGGAACGCCGTGTGGCGAGGTACAGGGAGGAGCATGAAAAGTAAGGAGGCTGTGCGATGAATAAACCGGGAGATATGACTTTGGAAGGCAAAGAAATAGAGCAGGATGGAGATGTGACTTGGGATACGATGCGGACGTGTGCCAATTGCGGAGCCGAGTTTTCCGAGCTGAAAGGAAAGAGCTATAACGTCGGACGGATGCGTGTATGGCTTTGCCCGGAATGTTCGAGATATGGATCATGGCAGGTCGACGGGCGCACGGTCAGCAGAATACACAGCATGAAGCAGAAGAACAGGAGCTGAAAATGACTTATATGGATTTTGTCACGAAGCCGGTGATCCTGAGGGGCAGGATAGAACACCAGGCAGAGGATGTAGCGTTCAAATGGGGTATCTGTCTCAACGTCGTGCCGGAACTGGGGGAACGAGTGCAGACGTCTGTGCACAACACGACCGAGGCGAGCGTATTGAGATATGCACAGGCGAAGGCCGAACTGGATCGCCTGCAGGGAGAATATGATAAGGCGATGGCTGATATAAGGCTGTTTCTTTATACCAATCTGAGGCAGGAGGATGCTGACGTGCTTGACTGGAAGTATTGCAGCGACAAGTCGATCCAGCAGATCGCCGATATCAAGGAGATCTCTTATTCGGGGGCAGCCAACAGGATCTACCGGGCGGACGCCAAGGCGAAGAAAGCTTATGATCTTTCGTATAAATAAACTTTAAACTTCTAATTTGGGCAAGAATGAGAAAGAAATGTAAGGTTAAACATGATATAATGATAATGGTAAGAGTGACTAAAGTCGCGATTCCATTAGTGTCCTTTCATAAAATAGAATAGAAATAAGGTGCAAAAGACGCGGGCGACTGCTCGTGTCTTTTGTTTTAGGAGGAAATATGACCAAGACTTATGAGACCGTTATGCTCAGCAAGCTGGTACCGTATGCGAACAATCCACGTAAGAACGATGATGCTGTTCCGGCGGTAGAAGCGTCTATAGAGCAAGTCGGTTATATAACACCCATAGTCGTAGACGAAAACTATGAAGTGTTGGCCGGGCACACAAGGCTCAAAGCACTCAATGCTATGGGCACCAAAGAAGCAGAAGTGCTGATTGTTGACGGTCTCACCGATGAAGAAAAGCGCAAGTACCGGATCCTTGATAACAAGACTGGCGACTTTGCTGAATGGGATGTCGATCTGTTAGAGGTTGAACTTGCTGATTTGGATTTTGGAGACTTCGATTTTGGTTTTGATATAGAGATAGATGATCCTGTTGAAATAATCGAGGATGAAGCACCGGAGCCGCCAGAGGAGCCAATAACAAAAATTGGTGACCTTTATCAGTTAGGGAACCATCGGCTCATATGTGGTGACAGCACGGATGTTGCGGTTATTGATAGGCTTATGGATGGGGCAAAGGCTAAACTACTTCTGACAGACCCACCCTATGGCATAAGTGTTGTATCTGTTGATAAAAAGGTAGGCGGCGATAAACCTTTTGGCAGTAAGGGCAAAGTCGGATATGGTCAAAAAGGGAAAAATAAAATACTTGATTGTAACGAATATGCTCCGATTATAGGGGATGATACAACGGGCACAGCAAGGGCAAATTATGATGTTGCTTTGACTTGCACGGAAAATCAGATTATTTTCGGAGGGAATTACTTTACAGACTTTTTGCCACCATCAAGGTGTTGGATTGTTTGGGATAAGCAGAACACAGGAAATTTTGCTGATGCTGAACTTGCATGGACTTCTTTTGACAAAGGAGTGAAACTATATCATTTCTTGTGGAATGGCTTATGCCGTGAGGGTAGCAGAGAAGTAGAGGGGAAAACAAGAGTACATCCTACACAAAAGCCTGTCGGTATGCTTGCGGATATACTGAAAGACTTTTCAGAGGAAAATGATAGCATCCTTGATTGTTTCGGCGGTAGTGGTAGCACACTAATAGCCTGTGAACAGTTAAACAGAAAATGCTATATGTGCGAGCTCGATGAACGTTACTGTGATGTCATAGTACAGAGATGGGAGAACTTCACCGGACAAAAGGCGGTGCTCCTATGAACAGAACCGAGCTATTAAAGGAAATCGATAGAGTGGAGACGGCATTGAAAAAGACAGCAAGCCAAAAACTCAAGTCTGATTATGGGAAATATCTTAAACGGCTATATAAAGATCTGCGTTATTACGATAGGAATGTGGACCGATGGCAAACGAGCAGAATCTAATTCCGAATAGCGAGAGAACACCGAGCGAACGCCGAGAGAATGCTCGAAAAGCTGGTATTGCATCAGGCAAGGCCAGACGAGAGAAAGCCGACCTGAGGAAACAGCTTCAAGTGTTCCTTGAATCTGAGGACTACAAGGACAAGCACGGCAACAAAATGACCGGTGCTGAACTGATGGTCAAGGTCGCAGTAAAGGAAATGTCAAAGGGCAATCCGAAGTTCTGGGAGCTGATAAGAGACACGGCTGGCTTCAAACCAATAGATAAGATACAGGTTTCTGAGATCGACCAAAGCGTTATCGACGAGGTAGAAGCAATGGTCCTCGGTGTCGAAGAAGAAAAAGCGGAGGTAAACGCCGATGATGCGAAGAATGAAGATTGAAGCGTACACCTCGCAAAATCGGGGGGGTCGGACTTATTAGCCACGACCTCGTTTACGAGGCAGACACCCTCGAAGAAATAGCCGAGATGATAATGAAAGATGAGAACGCGCTGCTTGAATATCTGAATACAGGAAACGATCACGGGCAGAAGGCTTTTGTCTTTCAGGGCTTTATGCTTTTGAAAAAACCGATACTTGCAGCGCAGATAACGGAGGCTGATATTTAGTGCTGACAAGGAAACAGGCTGTCGACTATTTACTGACACAGCCTTATAAATTCGGGCATATGCTTGGCTTCAATGATCTGGGCGAACTACACAATCATTGGATAAGAGAAATGCTCACGGCAAAGGATGACAGAACACTGCAGGCACACAGGAACTCGTACAAGACGACCTGTGTGTCTATCGTTCTCGCATTGATAATGATCCTTCTGCCGAATAAGAGGACGCTGTTCTGCAGAAAGACAGACACAGACGTAAAGGAGATCGTGAAGCAGGTCAAGAACATACTTCTGCATCCAAAGACACAATACTTTGTGCAGTGTATCTGGGGCAAGAAGCTGGAGCTGACCGTAGACAATTCAAACGAATTGAGCACTAACCTCACAACGGATATCAAGGGATCGTCACAGCTGGTGGCGGTCGGAATCCAATCATCCGTAACTGGTAAGCACTACGATTTCATCTTCACGGACGATATCGTCAATATCAAGGACAGGGCATCAAGAGCCGAGCGCGAGAAGACAAAGCTGTTCTATGAGGAGCTGAACAACGTCAAGATGCTGGGCACGGGACGCATCTTCAATACGGGAACACCGTGGCATCAGAACGATGCGTTTGAGATCATGCCTGTTCCTGAACGCTATGATTGCTATTCAACAGGGATCATGACCGAGGAGATGATAGCGGAGAAGAAGGAACGAATGGCCAAAGGTGTGTTCTGTGCCAATTATGAACTACGGCATGTTCCTTCAGACGATGTTCTGTTCACAGACCCGGAGACGGGCGCACCGCTCGAGCTGGCGATGCAGGGCGAGAGCCAGGTGGATGCGGCTTATTACGGCGAGGATTATACGGCATTCACATCATGCGCGATCCATAACGGAAAATTCTACGTTTACGGCAGATGCTGGAGAAAGCACATAGATGACGTGACGGATGAGATAGTGGCTCTGCAGGAGATGATGCAGGCAGGGCGTCTGCACATGGAGCTGAACGCGGACAAAGGTTTCGCGGCCAAACAGCTGAAGCAGAGAGGCTTAAGAGTAGCGACATATCATGAGTCGCAGAACAAATATATGAAAATCAGTTCGCATCTGAAAGCGGAATGGCCTGATGTGATATTCGTAAAAGGCACAGATCCGAAGTATATCGAGCAGATATGCGATTATAACGAGGATGCGGAACACGATGACTGTCCTGATAGTCTGGCGAGTCTGATCAGGATAATAGGGAGACGAAAAAACAGGGCGGCATAAGGAATGAAGACATATCAGGATCGAGATCATCAGGTCTATATGCATATAAATAAATTTAATGGGAAAGTTTATATTGGGATAACATCACGGTCAGTAAAAGATCGCTGGCAAAACGGAAAAGGGTATCATGGGATGCGCTTTGAAAGAGCGATTAAAAAATATGGCTGGGATGGATTCGAGCATATTGTGATTGCCAAAGGATTGTCTCAAAAAGAAGCGTGCGCTATGGAAAAGGACCTTATCGCTGAATATGACGCGACAAACCGAGAAAAAGGATACAACAGCGCATTGGGCGGTGAAGGTGGCGGAATGTATGGGAAACACCATACAGAAGAAGCTAAACGAAAAATAAAAGAAGCGCGCATTCGGGATGGATTTACCGAAGAGCATAAACGACATATTAGCGAATCGAAGCGAGGCGCGAAACATCACCACGCAAAACCCGTTTACCAGTATTCAAAAGATGGCAAACTAATCAAAGTATGGGAATATATGAGCCTTGCAGCAAAAGAATTAGGAATAAACAAAGCTAACATAGGCGAGGCGTGCAACGGTAATAGAAAGTCGGCAGGTGGCTTCTGCTGGGCGTATGAGCCGAGGTGATTAAAATTAAGACATATCAGGATCTGCTCAAGTTGGGCGAAGACGAGAAGAAAAGGAAAGATTTTGTAAAGACACTGATAACGGAGCACAAGTTATCCGAAGATTACAAGATCGCAAGCGAGGCGTATGAGTATTACTGTCACAGAAACGTGACGATCGGCGAATATCAGAAGTTGTTGTGTACAGTTGAGGGTGCGTGGATCCCAGATACGATTTCATCGAATTACAAGATGAAGTCGAGGCATCTGTATCGTTTCATCACGCAGGAAGTTCAGCATCTGCTGGGCAACGGAATCACGTGGGGCAACAGCAAAACGGAGGATGCGCTGGGCTACGGCAGAAGGTCGATAGACAGACAGCTCCAGGATGCGGCAACAAAAGCCCTCTGGGGAAAGGCTGCATTCGGATTTTTCAATAAGGATCATGTCGATGTCTTCAGTTTCCTTGAGTTTGCACCGCTGTATGACGAGACCAACGGCGCATTGATGGCGGGAGTCAGGTTCTGGCAGATAGACAGCGGCAAGCCTCTCAGGGCTACGCTGTATGAGGTGGATGGCTACACGAAATATGTCTGGAACGTGTCAAAAGACGAGCCTCTTGAAGACAAGCCTAAACAGAAATACATCAAGAAGATCGCCACGACGGATGCAGACGGAGATGAGATCTACGATGAACAGAACTATCCTGAATTCCCGATCGTGCCTCTGTGGGCAAATGAGGAGCACCAGAGCGTGCTTGTAGGTCTTAGGGAGCAGATCGATTGCTATGATCTGATAAAGTCGGGCTTTGCCAACACCGTGGATGAGGCAAGTATCGTCTATTGGACGTTGCAGAATGCGGGCGGTATGGATGACGTGGATCTCGCCAAATTCATCAGGCAGATGAGAGATCTGCACG